GTAAGTTTAACAGATCTTCTGGCTCAGAGTCAACCTCTTCCACATCAAATAATGCCGAAAACTGTGTATTGGCATTCATGGCCTTCTTACCTTTGAATCCACGTGTGCCAATGATATCCATCCAGTATCTGTTGTAGGATTCAATAATGGCTTCAGACTCTGTACGATCATCGGTAGCAAAGATAGCTTCCACAATATCTGCAAAGTGAGCATGGTCACCGTTTTCGTTCCACATCATGTAAGGCCATGATCCAGAATCAAATGTACGATTGGCACGTTGTACAGCTTCCAAATGCATCCAAACATTATGACCCATAAGCAATGCATATGAGAATGAATCCCACGAGGTCCGGCCTTCTTTGCCAATTTTGTTTAGATCACCAGGCTTGTAGATGCACACATCCTTCATGGTCAACAACCGACTGATTGGACTTTCATCAAAGTGATCAACTAACCCATCTGCTACCACTGCTGTGCCGTAAGGTCTTGTGTCTGTGCTATACTTTTTGTCATCTGCAATAGGACTCATTCTATAGCACCACTTTTCGTTGTGTTCTAGATCAATATGATGATACACTTGTCCGTTTGCAGTGGCTAAGAATGGACTTGCACAGTCAAACGAGATAGTGAAATTGGGATTCACATACTTTCTAACTGCTCGTTGAATCACAGTAAGCAGCACAGCCCATTCCAACTTTGATGTACCCAAAAAGTGCATCCAATCGTGCTTGCCCTGTTGCAGCAGGTTGTCATGTCGTAGTGCTACCAAGCGTTTGAGAACAAGATGCACATCGCACATGTTCTGGCCGCCCATACTCCATCCATCAAAGTGTGTAGTGGGATACTTAACAGGATCACAAAAGTCTTTCATTTCTTGATACCATTGTTCTGCTGACGTATGATTGTCACCTTGCAACACGTTCAAGAACTTGGCGCCACCATTTTCTTTGCCCTTGCGATGGGCCATGAAGTATTCGTTGTTGAACTTGGTCGCATCCACAGCTTCTTGCAGCGTGGTGATCTGGCAGGCTTTTGATGCCTTCTTGTCATGGATAACCCAAGTAGGAATATCCAAGATCATTCCATAGTCACTCACACTATCCAACCATGTTAGTACCGCAGCACGTTTCTTTTGTGCTTTGGCACACCCTGAGTTAGCTTTCCAATCACCTTCCCACAAGCCCTTGGCAATCTGGAATCCTCCTGAGTCACCCAGCATGAACGTGCCAGGTTCTCGATTGCGAACCATGTCTTCCGACCAGTCTTGCTTGGTAAGATCTAAGTTGGCATGCCCACCTGAATACAGACTCCAACGATATGGAAACAATGCTTTTTGGCTGTTGAGCCAGTTCATCATTTCCATATCAGTGAGCCCAGCTGGCATACGTGCAGGATCTACATATGGTCCATTGCGTTGCTTGCCCACAAAGGTAGCGTAGAATCCCGAGATGGCCGGAAGAAAAACAGCATATTGGCTTTGCCCATCTGGACCAGTTTGTTTTGCAGTAAGGTCATCCTGCGGTATTTTGTTTGTCATTGTGTAATTTTACAATTTGTTCAATAATTTTTCTATCTAAATCTGCTTGGGTTTCGCCAGTTGTTGCTGTAATCTCTTTCCAGATTTCCTCCTGTAGGATTCTAGCTAACTCTGTGTCGACATCAATTTGATTTTGATCCATTACGTCTTTCTTCCCATATTCTTTTTCTTGCATCTGACATCTTCTTTCTGGTTTCTTCGGACATTACGCGACCTTTGAGTTTAGCACTAATTTTTGCCTTCTGCTCTTCAGTGTTTGATTTGCCTTTGTGGGAAGCACTCATCTTAGCACGAGTTTCGTCGCTTACTTTAACACCTTTTCTTGATGATGCTTGAACGCCAATTTTGCCCTTGTTCCACGGAACGTTTCCTTTGAGTTTAGCACTAATTTTTGCCTTCTGCTCTTCTGATTTAGGCTTTCCTTTAAGAGCAGCGGAAATTTTGTCGCCGTGATTTTTTGGAATGCCTTTGTTAGCCTTACTCACTTTTTTCCTACCTGCTTCTGTTAAGAACGATCCTATTTTCTTGTCAAGATTCCAAGGTATTATTCCTGCTGCACCATCGCCGCCATCAGTCATGTTGCGTAGTATCCCAGTTCCCAAATCTTTGCGTCCATACCAACGAATGTATCTACGTTCTAATGCCAATGCACCTATTTCAGTAAGACCTGTTTCTAACATTACAATTCGGTTTCTACTCAACGGGACTACAACACTATGAGTTTTGTCCCAAGCACGATTGCCTTGTCCTTTGCCAATGTAATAAGGTGTCGAATCTTCTGTACGTAAGTAAGCATAAACATAAAACATATTGATCTCCTGATACATTTATTTATACCTACTTGCAATATTAGCATGTTACTTTGTTTGTGCAGGTAAAATATAGTTGTAAACAGCCATACCGGAGTCTACAGTAATCTGCATACAGCCGTCATCGCTAATCTTCATGGTTTTATCGCCCACTAATCCTAGGATACTGATCACTTGTGAAATAGGCCATGACCAGGTGCGCTTGAGACCGCCAGTTACATCATGCTGAAACACAAAGTTACCGCTGTGTGTGGAATGATCTCCAAAGAAAAACTTTAGATGCTTGTCCTCAACTTTAACTTGGAAGTTGGTTTCTTCTGAATTGGCTTGCCACTGCATTTTCAAACGTTGTATAGCAGCCACTGTGGGTTCAAATGTGATATGCCAGTTCACACCTTTGAATTTCAGTGTTTTGAGTTTGTCATTCACAACTTCACTGGCCATGAACCTGTAGTTGTTGCGGAAGTCGCCGGCTTTGTTTTCAAAGTTAATGCCATCGGGTTCACCAGTGGTTCTGCGTGTGATAGTCAACTTGGCATCTTCTTTGTACTCTTGCAAGTTGATCAAGGTCTTAAGTTTGCCAAGATTGGGCATACCAAATGTGCCAATAAAATCAGCAACAGGATTGGCAAACTGTGCTTCCACAATAACCGAATTGTCCGCAGCTAGTCCGTTAACTGCGGTAGCAGCATCGGTGCCAGTTACTTTGATCAAGTCGATACAGCCAAGATCAAATGTGTGTTGTACTAGGTCTAAGAGATTGTCTTTCATTTTTGGGTCCTTTTAAATAATTTTTTCAATTGGTCTTCTGAAAAGTGTTGTTGTTCTACATATGCTTCTATAGTTCTTCGAACTTTTTTGATATTGAACATGCGCTTGGTAGTGTCATTTGAAATATCCACTGCCAAAATTCCAGCCAGGATAATCAATTGGTCTAAGTCTAAACTATTATAGAGTTGTTTGACTGGAATGTCAACTACTTCTGGTAGAATTTCTTCTACTACTTGCACTGGTTCAGGCATAGTAGTCTTAGATTTTCTAAAAATCCCTGCCAAACATTGTCCGCCACGAATACTGGTCAGTTGCCCTGGCTTTTTTAATTCTACCCAGGTACTGGCCGCATCAATTGTTTCTTGATAAACAATTTCATATCCCACTTCCGTTGCGTATTCATATATCAATCTTGCCGGTGTATAACAGCTGAAATGACGTTCGGCCAATCCTACTCCACCTTGCCGATCACAATCATTGAAGTTGAAAAAAAATGTACCACCCGTGCGTAGTAACCCAAATACTTCCAGCAGATATTTTTTTATAATTTCTAATGGACGGAAGTTAAAATAATCAAAACTATACACAAATCCAAATTGTTGCTGCGGAAGTGTTTCGAATATAGGTCGATTAGCAAATTCATCAATCACATAACATCTTAGTCTACGTTGATATTCGGGAGGATACTGTGTAGTGGCAGGAGCGATCAAATCTGCATGAGTATCCACAAAATACATAGGGTCTAGCGCAACTAAATCTTCTACCCAAGGACTGTGTGCAGGCCTGATCACTAGGCCAGGATATTTCCAATCAGTATACGTTTGCAATCTGCTACGCAATTGTAATTTCTTATTAGGATCTATGGGGCGAATTCTTTGCAGAATGTATTCAACCGTATCACTCTGCATACTTTGATACAGCCGGGTACTATTGTCAAGATATGCTAGTTCATGTTGTTTGATCAGGTCCTGAACAGCATGACGTATCTTTTGCAGCACATGATCATATTGCTGTAGATACAGTTTGACTTGATGTTGGGCTTCAAGTAATTCATCGGTCAACAGTGGAAATTTCACTTGACTATCTTGTGCCACATAACTGATCTTGGCCAGTTCCGCATTCACACCCACTGCTGATTCTACACTGAGTGTATCTAAATGATTTAGATATCCAACTATGCTGCTGAGTTTCATTCAAACGAAAATAAACTAGTAAATGTATTTGCTGTATTAGTGCTGGATGGTAAGTCCCATGCTAGCACACCTAATAGATTGTCAATCTTCTGATCCACCACAGTAGCTTCCATGTTGGCATCATCAAACGGCAGTTCTTTAAACCATGCTGGCAAATGATGTTCGTCTGTGGGATATCCAACACTGGTCCAACCTAGTGCATTGCTTCTGAGCTTGCATACAATGGTCTTCATGCCATCCACAATCTGCATGGAGTAATTGTCTGAATTCATGCGTCGCAGAGTGTTCCAGTTCAGTGCAGCTCGCACATGCCCGGGCATGGTGGACTTGCCATTCTTCTGTTCTAGATTGCCGTACTTGGTCAAGTTGTTCACACGCTTAGGCGACCCTTTTTCCCAGCCTGGCCGTTCAGTAAATTTGTATTTGAATTCTCTAATGCATTCCACGATTTCTTCTCTTTGTGTTCCTGTTAGTACCTTATTTAGAAGATCGCTAAGGAACTCTTGAATAATCACAGGTGTATCACTGCGCTTCAAATCCAGGCCCATGGCTTTGACTTTACCTGGTTTTCCATTCACATCCACACGTTTGTTCTCTTTGTCAATGTACAACACAGCATAACGCTTCTTGGTAATAAACAATCCAGTACGTGCCACAATTTCTCGACCACCACGGATCACCAATCCCATGTCTCGTGGACAATGAAATGCCTGTTCCATAAAGCCCGGGAATGAATCATTTACTTGATCAGCTATGGAGTTGTACAATGCAATGCAAGTCTCGGCAGACCACTCCATCCTGCCATCTTCAACTTCGGCCTTGACCATAGGCCATGCCGAGAAGTAACAAGAGTCTGTATCACCGTAGATGATACTTTTGCCACTGTGATCATATTCACCTGTAATGCATTCATTCACATACGCATCCATGTGCTTGGCAATGCTGCGACCCACTAGAGTAGTTGATTGTCCAATACGTTTGTCAAAGAATCTACAGCCTGGATTCAAGATGGCACCATATAAACTGTTCAAGTTAATCTTCTTGACTAGTTGACGTTTGTCCCAGTATTCAAACTGCACATCGTCCTTGCCTTCGAACTCTCGTGCTTTCTTCTGCATCTCTTTACGTTCTGCATACCAGCGTTTAAGCAAGCCCGGGATCACACCTTCTTTTTCGTAAGTGAAGATAGTACCATTAGCACTGAGAATCCAAGGCTGATTAGAATCAAACAGCATCTTCCAAATCTCAGCAGCTGAGTGAACAGATTCCTCGCCATCTTGCCAGTCTATGGTAAGCTCTGTACCACGTTGCTGTTCCATCACGGCTGTGTATTCAAGACTGGCAAACAATCCTTCCCATGCAGCAGCAAAGCTATCTCCACGGTCCATCTTGGTCTTGATTAGATTATCAGTTAGTACGGGCCTGAGCTGGCCGACAATGGTTTCTGGACCCATGTTAAGGGCCCGAATAGCACTGGGATAGAGCGAGTTGATATCGATACTACCGATCCAGTCGTGGATTCCTTTTTTGGGGTAAGCAACATAGGCACCTGCGGCTTGCGTGTCTTCATCTGTGAATCTTTCTTTACGGTTAGGAACTACCATACCACGTTCGTGAGCTTCAATAATAATCGCTTGCTCAGTCACAGCCACTGCACCCATTGTGGTTTGCAGCAGCACGGTATTTTCATGTGCCAGGGTATTGGCCAAGCTCAAGAACTTTAGTTTCTTGTCCAGCTTGCCAATCAGCATTGTGTCCTGGCGATTGTAATCAATAAAGATCTTGAAGTTCTGGTTGTACAACTGATCCAGTGTGCCTTCAAATGCAGTTTTGCGACCAATTTCTTCGTATTCACCAATGGCGTCCAGTGCATAGCTGTGACGTTCTTCATAAGTGTATTTGCGATACAATTGCATATAGTCCATATGCACTCGTCCTACCAAGTCATAGGTTTGATTCTCTGCACCAAAGCGTTCAAACATACGTGGCTTGGGAAACTGGTTCCACAAACACATACGTCTAGTATCATCCTTGCTGAGCACTCGGGTGATACGATTCACTGTGTAGGGAATATCGTATCCTTCTGAGTTCCAACCAGTGAGAATGTCTGCGTCTTCAATAAGATCCAGAAACGTGTTCAACATGTCTGCTTCTTTTTCAAACATAAAGCAGTTGTCAAACTCTGCTGCAATCTCTCTTGCAGTTTCCATGCTCATGTGGCGTGGCGGTACAGCCAGCGTCACAATCTGATCCAGCCAATCCATGTACACAGAGATAGCAGTGATTGGATTGAACGGATCAGTCACTGGCGAGAAACCACGTTCAGGATCAAAGTCTACTTCAATGTCATAGAACGCTGTGTGCAGTTGAGGTCCATCTTTGCCTTTGTAGTTGTCCTCAAGACAACGAAAGATAGGATTGATATCACTTTCGTAAATTTTCTTTGAGGAATGCATACGCACTTCCTTGCGAAACTCTTTGTTATTGCGTGAAGAAAATCTACTTACAGGTGTGTCGTATATGCTACGAAACTTACCTCGAGGGTCGTCGTAGTAAAGCACATAGTTGGCTGGATATTCTTGATATACCCGTCGACCATCTCTGCGTTCTACCACGTGAATTCGATCGTGTGCTCGATCATAAAGTGCGTCAACGTAACTCATCTATCTCCAATTATGGCTGGTAGCCGTGATTCATGTTCGTAAAGTGAACGACTCTCAACTTTGTTGTAACAATAGTTTTATCAGCCCTGCGCTGTCAATTATACTTAGTATCAGATAGTTGCCTAGGATACCAAAGCTGCCGCGTGTGTATGAACACCAGGCCATGATCAAACAGCCGGTGATGAAAGCACAATACAATGGTATAAATGGCAGATCGGGCACAGTGATAGCATAGGTCAAACTACATCCTAAGGATATTGCCCACCCTACCATTTCTAAGCAGAACCTTAGTGGATATGCTCGAAAATCTGCTTGCACATATTGTGCTACGCTGCTGCGCCAATCTGCAAATGTCTGACTCAAAGGGTCTTGCCCACAGTTTCCAGGATAGTTTCCAGCAATTCGTGATCTTGCTTGGCTTTGCCGAACTCAGCTTTGTGTGCCAGTTTGATAGCCTTTTTCAGCACACCTGGTTTGATTTCCAGTTCTTCAGCAATGGCCTTGATGGTATCATTAAGTCCACCAGTGAGTGTTTCGATCTCCTGAGTCACTTGCATGCCCTCGTTGATGATTTGGATCAGCTTGATCTTTTGATCGCCGTTGAATGTTTTTTGATTGTCCATAGAGTTCTCCAGTAAAAATACATTATAGCAATTGTGTTAGCTATATGCAAGTGGTTTGGTTAACTCAACGGCTGTTTAACATCTGTGCCAATAGCTGTTGACGTTGCACCCGGCTTTCGCCCATGGTCTTCATCACTGCATCAATGGCCACTTTCTTATGTTCTGGAGACGCATCACTGGTAGCGATGTCACGGATCATACGTTCTTTGTCCACAGTCTTGGGAATTGAACTAGGAGTTCTACGCAAGCTGGCATCACTCTTGGCACGTTGTTTGTCCCAGGCATTGCTCAATCGTTGTGCAGCACTCATACGTGCTTCATCCATTTCGTCGCGATAGTCATCACCGAACTCTCCGGCATCGTACATTCTAGCTTCTTCGTCGTCGCTGCCTGCATACTCATTGAAGCTGACGTCACTGGAATGGAAACTGTGTTTGCCGTGATTGTACAAGTCTACCACAACAAAACGATGTTGTTGTCCAAAGTCAATGATCTCACCTGTTGCGCCTTCAAACTCAATACCGTTGCCAGTGATGATCACAGGATCACCAATGTGCAGATCTTCTGCATTTTCTTTAAGACTTTGCTCTGTTGAGCGGGTACCCAATACTGTGGCATTATTTCTGTCCGCCCAGGCATAAGCAGCTTCTCCACTTGGGAAAATTTTACGCCACACTATGCGTTGATCGCGATTGTTGTATCTATAACCATATGCTTCAACTGGACCAGATTCAGAACCTTCCGCCACACCTTGCTTTTTAAGGTCGCCGCCTGGTTTGCCTGTTTTAGAATATGTGCCCGTCAGTGCAGTTTCTGGTTTTGTGTGTCCTGGCTTCTTATCATCAAAATCTTTCTTGTATGCTTTTGACAATGCAATACCCTGAGTCTTTTCTTTGGAGCCTTCCGCCACACCTTGCTGACTTTTGATAGAAAAAGGTTTCATTCCTATTTTCTGTCTAAGCATATTGATTTCTTGTATGGTTCTAAACTCACCATCTTCGCATTTCAAACGCATTGGTTCATCATCATCCCATGCTGTGTATTTTCCGCGTTCGTTTTTTGCTGGGGTAGCACTAGCAGCATCGCCCGAGCCTTCCGCCACACCTTGCTCTCTACTCTGTAGTTCTGCACGAACACGCTTGACTTGATTGCCTTCGCCTGAAACTTGTTGCTGAGATTGTTTAGCAAGATATGCTTTTAACTTTTCAGTAGAAATACCACTCAAGTCCTGATGCTTGGGATAGTTTTCCGTGACACCTTGAGAACTAGCCCGTGCTCTAGCTTCTTGTTTAGTACGACTAAACCCTTGTGCGATTGCTTGCTGTACTTGTCGTGGATAGATAGATGCTGCAAACATTTTGCCATCTTTAACAATGTACCAGTCAGTTGGGTCTAGGTCGTGACGCTCGTCATCACCGCGATTGAATCTACCACCTGTACCACGGAACGGACGATCGCTTTCTTCTACCTTGCCGGCATTGTGAGCTTTCCATGCTGTGGCAAATGCGATGCCTTTTTCTTTGGGGGTCAACTTACCATCCTTGGCATAGCCTGCCTTGATGTGCTTGACCATGCGTTCAGCTTTGTCGCCGGGAGGAGCACTTTCTTCTACATCTTGCTGTTTACGTTTTTTAGCGTAGTCAGTGTTGGCAGGATTCTTTTTGTTCTTGGCAGGTGCTCGAGTACCAGCAATACGTTCTTCTTCACTCTTGCGGCGTGTGAAATAATCATTGGCAGCGGAGCCTTCGACAATTGTGAGTTTGGGTTTGGAAAAATCGTCAATGATCATATTATGCTTCTTCTAAGTAATCTTGGCTGGGATCTTGCGGCAGTGAACGACGATGTGCTCTAAACATCTCTACTGCCATTTCGGCTTCATCTAAGTTGCTGAATCGGCTGGGCAACACACGCCCTGCATGACGAATCTCAAATCCACGGCTTTGATCGCCCCAGCATTCTAAACATGTGCCATCTTCCAGGGTGATAATTTTTACAGGGCCATATTCAGCCACACTCACGGGGCTCATCATGGCAGTACCACTCATCATGGGCTCTTGAGATTCTTCTTGTGCATCTTCTTCGTAGTCGTCCTGATTGTCAGGCTTGGCTGGATTTTTATCTTGTATTTCTTGTTTGGCTTTTTGTTCCAGCTTGTCCAAATACTGTGTGAGATCCTTTTTGACCTTGCTTAACATGTCCTCGTCAATCTCGGCCATGCGTTCAGCTAACGCACTACGCACGGGCTGAACACTATCGCCAAACATGTTTTTACCCAGTGGTTTCTTTTGATTGTTGCTACCCAAGACCGGTGATATGTTTTCGGGCTTGAACAATGCAGGCAGTTGTGGCACTGACTTTTGTTGCTTGTTCAGCCCTTTTTTCACCCCGACGGGAGTAATGTCTGACTCAATTACGGCCAGGCGTTTTAGTATGTTTGCAATGTCATCACTCATGCTCGTTCAACCTTCAAATAACTGGTCAGTTGCCAACGATACTTGCCATGAGCACTGAGTCGTTCTGCAATAAAATTAGCAATGCCTTGCTCATTTTCTTCGTTGGCCGAAGCAAAGCAAGCAGTTAACACATCAAGCATTTGATTGTTGTTGGCGTGCAGTTCTTCTAACATAAGTCGAGCACGGGGAATTTTGGTCTGGCCAGCAATCTCTGTGAGTTCACTGTAACGCTCTAAGCTAGCAGGAGCATATTCGTCCAGATAGCGAATGTATTCAGCTGTGGGATCTAATGCAGAGTAAGCGTCTTCGTAGATTTTTTTGAAAAATTTGTGCAGTTCTCCAAAGTCGGGACCTTCCACGTTCCAGTGAAAGCCCTGTGCTTTTAAGTAGTAGGCAAAATTAGTTGCCAGGAGTGTTTTTAAATTGTCCGCGAGCATGCTTGTTCCTTTTGTATTCCTTGGGCGTGTTAGGCGTTAGATCCGTTGTGTATTTACCACTCAGCATAGAACCGCCTTGTCTTGTTTGCATGCCCATGGGTTGAACCACAACTGCTACAGATCCAGTTCCTGATCCACCGCTGGATACATCTTCCATTATTTCATGTGCTCTCATGTTCAATCCTTAACAATGTGTTATTCACTAAGTGTGCGCCCAGCGGACCTTCTTTGATACGTGTATTGCTCACTTCAATGTGCCCTTGTGCCGGCGAAACCAATTCTCGACGTAATTCATATTCGCCAGGCGGGGCATAAATCTGTATAAGTTCTTCTAGATACTCATCTCGCCAGATCCATGTGCGTTCTGAAAACAATTCTCCGCCTACATATAATCTATAATTGGGAGGTGGCCCGGCCCAGTCAACTGAAACATCAGCATTGATCAATACAAACTGTGCAGTCATCTTTGTTGAATCTTTACTTAATTGGTGTATTGTGCAGACGTTGTATAATATTTTTGAGATTTTCTAGTTCATCACTTAGCCCAGCAATTTCTTGATTCTGACGAGTGTCATCTTCTTTACTATGCTGTAAACTACGTTGTACAAACTTCATAAACGCCTGTTGTTTGTTTGGTGACCCTGGATAATGACGTTGAGCAAACGACACAGTATGGTCTAGATCGGCATCTTCATCTATGTCGGGTGTAACTGCTCGGTGTAGCCGATGTCTCGAAGCAGCACTTAAAAGATGATCGGCATCAGCTTCTGGTTCATATCCACCATACCGGCTTGGGTTAGCATGATGTTTAATTCCAGTTTTGAGTTTTTCTATTCTGCCCAGTTTAGCTGGGTTATTGTCTGGCACAGGGGTTGACTTACGACGACCACTATTGGCATTGCCAGCTTCCTCTACATCTTTTTCGCCTAGGAATCCCATGCCTTCGCGTGGTTGGTCAAAGAATTCGTATAGAAACATGATTATGCTGCCCAGGGTAGTGGAAGTATTACCACTGGCGGGGTAATTTGTATGTCGATCAAGGATTGTATTTGTAGTTCCACAGCAGCTTTATCAACACCATTGGTCCAGACCCAGTCAAGCACTTGCTCTTGTGTTAAATCAGCGTAAGGTATAAAAGAAGCAGTTGGTAACGGAATATTGCAGGCACTGGGTGATGCTACCTGTGTACTGTAGGTATCTTGAACACCATTGCATACCCAATATACTCCAAACACCACATCGGGCTGTCCGTCTGCTTCGGGGTAGCAGGTCATTTCAGTTACTGTCCAAGTTATTGTTGCGGCCATGATAATTCTCTTTCTAAGATTTGTTATGCCATTTGTGTGGAAGGTGCTAATGCAGCAGCCATGGCCATGCGTTTTTGTCTTGCTTGGCCACTACTGCGTTCATAATACTGATCCACGATAGCAGCAGCATCTTCGGCTGTTCGGGCGCTCTTTAATGCTCGTGCTGCACGTGATTCAGTATTGTTCAGTTCCCACTGTACAAATTCTAACTGATCCTGCAAACTAGAACCTTGCAATGGTTTACCCATTTCTTTAGCAAAATCTCGTTGTCGTGACCCACGCCATTGCGCAATACCGTATGCTTGTTCACTAGGATTAGCAGCACCAGGATTGAGATTTTGTCCTGATTCAGCTTGTAGGTTGGCCACAAGACCAGCAGCTTGTTCAGGTGACCATCCTTGCTGAGTAAAGAAATCTAGCGCAATTTTTGCATTGCCCGATGATCCACCTGCGGCCGCTGATCCTACCCGGCTGGATCCAGGCAAGCGTATGCGAGATCCTGGCCGGATATCATTAGCACTAGCAAACTGTGGATTTTGCCACATGATGCCACTAATTGTGGTATCGTTGGCCTGCGCTATGCTCTGCAAGGAATCCCCGGATCTCACGGTATAGATATTGCCCGAGCTAGTGGCTTCAGATAAGAATTCAAATGACTTCATGTTAGCCTTTTAACATGGCAGACATGCGACGCATTTGATCCACGCTGTATTCAAAACTTGATTGTTTACTAGTGCTTTCTTGAAGTTTTGCCATTTGTGCATCAGTTGGTGCTGTTACTGGACGATTGGGCAATCCCATTTGTGTACGAGCCGCTGCTGCTGCTCCTGCTGCTGTGGTAGGTCTTGCTGGAGCAGGCGGAGGTGTAATACCATATGTACCTGAACCCAACTCACCTGGCGGTGCTGCTGCTGGTTTAGGTGCTGGTGCTGCTGGTTTAGGTGCTGGTGCAGGGGTAGCTGCTTGTGCCGGAGCAGCGCCTCGCATGGGGCTACTTCCTAATCCAGGCTTTAATGGTGCAGCTGGTGCAGCTGGTGTGGCAGCTTGACCCATTGGTTTACCATCGGCATTGTGGGTCTTACCATACTGACGATCCCACTCAAATTGTGCAGCCATACCTATACCTGGTCTTGGTGGTGCTGCTTTTGCTGGAGTGGCAGCTTGTTGCATGGTACCGGGTGCAGGTGCTCTTGTTTTATAAGCACCCATGGTTCCCGGTTGGGTACTTGTGGTCCCTGCTGCTTTTTGTGCTGCTTGAGTAGCTGGTCCCATGATACCGTCTGCTTTTATATTTGCACCCTTGGCAATTAGATCTTGTTGTAGTTTTAATACTGCCGGATCAGGCTTTCGTCCAGATGTTTGTTGTCCAGGACGTGTGGGTAATTTTGCTGCTGGCGCTGCTGCTGCTTGAGCTGCTTGTGCAGGATCTTGGCTCATTGGATTTGCAGCAGGTATCACCGGTGCTGCTGCTTGTGCTTGAGCTGTTTGTTCAGGATCAGCTGCCATTGGATTTGCAGCAGGTATCACCGGTGCTGCTGCTTGAGCTGCTTGTGCCGTTTGTGCCGTTTGTGCGGTATCCTGGCTCATTGGATTTGCAGCAGGTACTGCTGGTGCAGTATCGGGTACAGCACTCTTTAATCGATTCATAATATACGGATCAGTTGGATCGGCTCCGCCCAACCATTTTAATTGTTCTGGAGACAATGAGGCTTTGATTGCCTCGGGTGATTCTGCTTCGTTGATAAATTCATATGATTTCATAATACTATTCCTATGTGTTATTTATTCTATTTGCCCTGTGCTGCTAATCTCGCACCGTTGTTGAAACTGTTGCTGTGACTCATTGCATTCCTGTTGCCACGTGCTTTAGACCATGCATATCCAGCTCTGTGCCCAGAACAATCCTTGGTACAAGGTGATCCCAGGAATGATAGTTCATCTAACTCTTGCCTGCTGATATATTTTTTAATTCTTGACATTGATTCCTGATCATTCAGCAGAGATGATAATCCTGGATGCAGCGGCTGTGGCCATTGACCAAATTCTACCCATTTAGATCCTTGTGTTTCCCAATTCAATATTGGTTTAAATTCGTGTGCTACTATAGCTAAAAAGTTGTAGTACCTAAATCCCGACGGATGACTGAATACATATAATGGAACTAGTTTAAGTGGGCCATCGTATCCTGCTTCTTCTTTGACTTCTCGTCTGACAGCATGTGCTGGGTTTTCACCGGCATCAATTGCGCCGCCCCAAGTTCCCCAGGTATTGGGTTGCTCCACTTGTGATGATCGATGAGCTATGCAGATTCGTTTAGTGTCAGCGGCTAGAAACAAACAACCAGCAGCTTGCTTACCCCAAAATCCTGTTTTTTCCAGAGCGTCACGATGCTCTTTATCGGACTCGATGACAAATTCTTTCGCTCTCATTTGGCATCTCCAAAGATAGGGCCGCTTACATACTGCCCATTTTGACTCAATATACCATTGCGTAGATTCTTGATGATACCATCTGTAATGTCTCTACGACGAAAGTGCGGCAAAAAGATATGTGTTTCTACAGGCTGATCACCTTGCTCATCTAGTATAGCATACATTCTGTGCCGCCCGTCGTGGCCGCGCACCTTGGCTTCTAGACTGAAGTCATCAGACTCCCAAGATTCGGGTACAGTAATGGTCAAGTATGGCGCACCAAATCCTGGATCATTTATGTGCTTTCTCAAGTGCTGTATGGTTTCCTGCTCGTCGGGCGAGTTCTTGTCCAAGGGTAGACTCAGCTTTAGAAACATACTAGGACGCATGACCACTTGCAGACCATGATAATCTACATCTGCATTGTGCGGAACTGCGCCCAACCCTTGTCGGTTGTTTATTTTTAATTCTGTTATGAATTCAGTTGCTCTCATTCGTCTATCCTGTGTACATTGGTGACTATGCTGTCTTTGCCGTATTGAGCTTGCAGTAACAATCGAGCCATAGCTGGTGACTTGGCAAATATGGCCACATCTATACTGGTAGTATACGAAGGATTTTTAACACGCACAGAAGCACCATACACATGGAATCCTGGAAGTAATTCTTCAGTTAAGAATTCTTGTGCTCTCATCAGCAGTTCCACTTCCGTAATGCCAACGCTTTGCGTGTGGGTTTGCCGTTGGGTTTCTTCATAGGACCCTTGACTCCGCCCATTCTGGCGCAAAAACTTTTACGACGCTTGGCTGCTTTTGAACCGGGCTTGAGTTTGCTGGGCTTGGTGGTCACAGCCATCTGTAATTTGCTTCCAGGATTCTCTCTGCGGTAACTGGCCACACCTTTGGCGTTGAGTCCGCCCTTTTTACTTTTGCCTGCACTTCTACGCCATGCTGCTGTTTCCAACAGTTCGTGATCGTCCACAGCTTCAAAGTCTTCCCAGATCTGTTCAGCATCTACACCATGTGCTTGAGCCAGTTCCATGACCATTTCTTCGATTATGTCGAACTGTTGATCAGGATCAAGATCTTCTGTGATTGATTCCTTTGGTACACAATTAGGAACCATTCGTCCTCCTTTATTTTTCATACCAACTTGTTTGTGTGTGTCCCAACATTTTTCATTTAGATTGTCTTTTGAATGATCACCATGTGTTTCGCACATGCCACACATTTCACATACCATTTCCATCTCCACAGATTCGTTGTGCTTTTTCTTGCCGGCACAATGTGCTTTTTGTGAGAATCCTTTTGGGTGCGAGCAGTTGATACTGCTTTTGTATTTTTGGCTCCAGCCTTCGTTGATAAATTCACTTGCTTTCATTCACATCACCTTCTTTCCTTGGTCTTTTTCATCAAATCCTTGCACACGAGTGGTGCGGGTAGGATCCGGAGCCTGTTGCCGAGATGCCCTGGGCATGTATGTTTCAATGGATCGACGAGTGAGGTCTCCTAGAACACCATCCACATCTAGATTGGCATTGAACTTGGTATTCAGCATGTGCTGAAGTTTTCTCACGGCATCTGGTGACAATGTGTTGGACTCGGTCACAGCACTTTCGCTCTTGTTGCCATAGTTAGCGGCACCTTTTTTACGACACTGCACCAGGCGTCCCGAAGCATAAGCACTAGGCCATACTTTTGCACTAGCCTTGACCTTGTAGTAGCAGGCATCTTTCTTTTCCATTATGGAACCGTATTCATACAATGGTCCACCACAGTGTGGACATGATTCCGGACTTTCTTTCACACGCTTTTTGGTGGGCACATTGATAGCAGCGCCAGTACGATTAGCATCGGGATCTTCGCGACGTTTTCTTGCTGCTGCTGACGCACGACCTTTCTTGCCCAGTGCATGAGCCTTGGACTGTGGCAAACACTTGGGCTTACCTTCTGATTCTGATCCGCGAGCACAGTCACCACGAATTTTGCCGTCGGGACCAAATCTCACCCATTTGTCTTTGAACCAGTCACGTAGATTTTCTTCCAACTGCTGCTGGTGTTCTGTGATAAATTCACTTGATTTCATTTACATCACCTTCTTTCCGCGATCTTTTTCAGTAATAGGTCCACCCACTACCCAGGCTGCACAGGTCCTTGTGCCGGCACATTTGAAATGCAAAAAGTTGCAGTAGCCCAGATCACTCAGATTGATTGTTGCCGCAGCATCCACATGTGAGTCATCTCCGCGGATTCCGGACTCAATGCACTTCCGCATGCTGTCGCTGGCATCAAACGCAGCACAGTTGCCACACAGCATGGTTTTTACTGTTTTTTCTGTTACTGACCAACGGCCTGCTGCCTTTTTCCAATAGTCACCGGGCTCTAATGGATTTGCTGGACCATAGTGATAATCATCTATGGCTGCTTGACGATTTTTGAGATTGAGTTCAATGTCATGCGTGGCCACTGGGCAGCCCTTTTCCATTGCTTCGACAAGTCTGATAAAATTTCTCATATGCTTATTTAACTCCAATGCGTAATAGGCTTGTGTAGCTGGTCTCAGGATCCTGTGCAGATCTTGAGCCTTGATACAGCGTCCGGCCAAGATCATACGCTCTGAGATCATGATCAACATCATCTCTGCTCTGCAATGCTACCAGCGTTCCCCTAGGTATATGATCGAACCAACCGCGATTGTCTATATCATGACAACTTGTATTGATCACTAGACCATCCGGATCCAGTTGCCTGTAATTCAATCGGTTAGCGTCTTTGACCATGGGTTCAATACGACCATCAATTTTTAATATCCGGGCTATACGTTGTGCTCCACGAACCACAGCAGCATTCTTGTCCACATTCACAATATGATTGTATTGTATCCGGCTCTTGGCCAACAGTATGCTTGTGTTTCCGTACCATGAACCCAGGATATAAATGGTGCCAAACTGATCTTGAATTTTTCCAAGTTCGTGTATCAGCCACAGTTTGTTCAAGATCAGCCCACGTTCAAAACTACCGTGAAGTGTGAGCGGACTAAATTCTAATAGTTTCATACTGTTATAATATCTGCTATGTTATAGTCAGCAGGACGGCCGACGATTACAGTTTTCAGTACATACTTGGCATTGCCAATCTTTCTCATGCCCAGGGCCACATTTGTAATGTGATCCAGCACATAAAATCTATTGCCCACTTCCAGTTGAGACATTTGATTTATCACTCGAGGTAGTTTGAGTTTACGTATAGCTGAATCAAATGATTTGTTGCTGATGCCACGTTGTTGTTGTCGATCCAGGGCATGATCATCCATGTTCACAATGATGCCGCCCAGATTGATAGTGGCCACAGTGTCCTCATTGGTTTTGTTTTTCTTGGCCCGGCTGGCTTTCATGTTGGCTAACCAATGAGCCAGTTGTCCCTTGCGGCCACCTTGTTTGGCAGTTTTACGTAGACTACTTACACTTGCTTTGGTATTGATTCCGTGGCGTTTTGAATCGCCTTTGTCTTGGGGATTCTTGCCATCGGCAAAATTTTCATCAATTACAAATTCATTAGCTCTCATGAGGGTTCACCCGGTGTTACAGGTTTTGCAACAGGTTGCTTGGCTTTGAAGATAGCATCCCATTTGTCTGAGATAGCATTCTTCAAAGCCA